TACCTGCGACTTCATCCAAAGTCGGTTTTGTAGGCCGAGCAAGTCGTCGCACTGCCTGGTCAAAGAGTGTTTGTGGGTCAAAGAGAGCAGAGGGATTACCACCTGCAATCTGAATCCGCTCCTTAATTTTTTCATAGGCGCGATCAGGTCCGCCTACGCCAATTTCTCTGAAGTGATGTGCAATACGAATCGGAAGAGGGTGCTCTGAAGTACACCAAATACTAATATCAGATCCATCCTGTTCCAGAAGACTTTGTAGAATCACACATGATTCTGTGCTCAGTAGATGAGCATGATAAAAGACAAGAATGCGCTTCTCCGCCTGCTCCCTTCCAGAGAGTACGTGAGACCCCTTTCCGAGACGCTCAAGAATCGGCTTGAGAATATGACGATCCTGTAGACTCATTCGGGAGACATCAAATCCAAAATGGATCATAGAGGTTTCAAATGGAATCTGATCCTTTGATGCAATTGTAGTCACTTCATCATCCTCGCCACCATCATCCTCCTTTGGTTTCTCGAGACTCCAGAGTTTTGTAATAATTTTTAGAACCACTCCACGGGCCGCAGCGCGTTTGTAAAGTTCTTGATGGATAGCGTATCGTTTTCCTGAACCAGGCGGACCTCGCCAACTTAGATGCATCTCCCTGGGTCTAAACTTGTTAAACCTTTACACCCAGAATGGAGTGGTGTGTCCCATTACAAAAACTCGAACTTGGAAAAATAAATCACGGTGGACTGATTACACGGGTAAATCGTGAAAAGAAACCCATGGTACCACTATCATATATTGATGGACAAGTCACAATGCCTGTCCTCACAATTCTTTTACCGCACCTCTACATTGATTCCTATAATCCTGCAAATGGTCGCCTTGAATTGGCGATGACAACGAATTGGGTTTCCAGTAAACTCACGGCAATTCAAACAAGTCTTCTTGAAGTTATTTGCGCCAGCCAATTGGCTTGGTTTGGAGCAAATAAGTTTACACGCGAAGAGGTCTATCGGCTTTTTCAACCGATGGTAGAAAATAACAAGTTGCATTTATATTGTCCGTCAACTCTTCAAGAGAAGCGAAAGGGTATGCACGGCATTCGTATATGGAAAGATGGTGCCTGGACGGAAGATGTACAACCGGGAGTCCTCGCGCGTGGTCAAATCATTCGTGTTACTCTACAAATTCAGGGCATCAGTCTTCAAATGGGTGTCACTGACACTTTTTGGACAGGTCGGGCACGCCTTCAACATCGAATTTTGGGAATTCTTATCCAGGCTCCTCGGACACCCGAATGCCTTATTCAATCTTCTGAAGAACCGATGCACTGACTGAAATGAGGGAAAGTTCCATATTGACGAAGAGCATGAACAGCGTGAAGGGTACAAAGACATCGGGGTCCGTACGGATATACATATAACTGAAAATACCGAGCATGAGAACCAGAGCAAATGTCACTCCAAAGATCACTCCCATATTCTTTTGAATGTCATTCAGGTTGTCCTTGCTGCCGGCAAATTGACCGACTGCATAGATTACATATCCTAGGCCTGTAAGGATAATGGCCAACAGTATCATTTGAAAGATCTGTGTAGGTGTCATGCTGTGCTTCCTACTGATGTAGGTGAAAAGGATGCTCTAGAGACCGCAGCGGCGCCATTTACACCATTTGCTGCAGAGGCAGCACTTTCTACTACTGATGAGGTGATAGCGAGTGCCGGCGCAATGAGTGAGCCAACAGTTGTTTGTGCACTGGAAAGTGTAAAGATGACAAACATTGCAAAGACAATTACAAGAATTAAGAGCGGTGTAAAAATATACGACCAAAAGCGGACCATTGAGTACGCCATCCTGTGGAGTATGACGATTTGAATCTGACACTTCAATAGGATGGTCGGGGTCAGAAAAACCAGACGACTCAAAAAAACGAGTTCAGATCACTATAGACCGGGACCCTGTCAATGTCGACCACGTGTCGGAAAAAAGCGTCCGGCTCATGGATGTATACCTGCGTCTGAATTACAAAAAATTGCCTCAAAAGTCTTAGGATCTCAGACTACACTTCGGACTCAGATTGGCGGTGTGAGTGCAGTATCCCTTCGGAAAGAACTTGAGCAAAAGGTCGGTGTAGGCCCGATTCAAGAATACTCCTTTGTAAAGGCACTGCCTATTGAGGAGTCTGAGAAGCAGCGCCTTCAGAAAGCCTATTTACGCCCTCCTCAACCTGAAGCGTGGCGTACCGACCCTGATAAGTGGCTCGATAGCACAAACATTGAGAATGTCATGAAGCAGTACGAAGAAGATGTCGCCGATTTTAAGTTCCTCGGCCCCTATCCCATTGATTTTGCAGCACCCGATCCGTATAATAAGACCAAGACCAAGTGCCTCATTAGTGAAATGTGCAGTCTCGATATGGCAGGATTAAAAGCCGCTGGAAAGTCAAAAGTCGGTATTATCTATAACCTCGACCCTCACAATAAAGGAGGAAGCCACTGGGTTGGGAACTATGTTGATTTGAAGAAGAAGGTGTGCTATTATTTTGACTCATACGGCATGGAAGTTCCTGGCCAAATTGAAAAATTCATGCAGTGGCTTACACTACAGGACCCTGCAATGAAACTCGCCTACAATGCTCGTCGTTTCCAGATGAAGGATTCTGAATGTGGAATGTACAGCATGTATTTTATTATTCGAATGCTGATGGGAGAAGAGTTCCGTCCTTTCTGTCGTCGGGCACCTCGCGATGGCGAAATGTTGATGCTTCGATCATGGTTGTTTAGTACCTGAGTTCAAGATTGCCGATGATAAATCGTAGAGTCATGTAGATGTCGGCTATAAAGGAACAGTTTTTCAGCGAACGCAATGAGCAAATGTTGGACAGATTACTGTACGACCACGTTCAACGTCGCAGCGGCGCAACACTTGATGATCGCCAGAAACAGAGACTTGTGAAGACTGTAAAGCATTATATGGGTGAAGTGTACCGTGTAAATTCCAGTCAGAACATACAGTATCTGAATAAGGAGACACTTGCCGCTGTACTTCCCGACTACACAGCCTATCTGGATAGAGGACGCGAAGTTGAAATGAGCGAGAAGACAGAAGTTGAGATTGTTACCAGTTCAGATCCTCTACGTCAGGACGTTGGAACACGCTTCGCTCTCATGCAGGATTCACGCAATACTGCAAAGGCGGCCCCTCCTGCTCCGCCCGACTTTCGCATTCCGCTTGAAGAGGATAATAACTCCTCTGCAGCGAGTCTATTTGAGCAGGCCAAGAAACAGCGTGAGGCGGAGGCTGCACGCACAGCACTCGCTGTTCAGGAGCAGATTCGGCCTCGCGAGGCTGGTGCAGTGGCCAAGCCGAGAATGCTCGAAAATGAGATTACAACTATGACAGTGCCTCCGGATATGCGTGCTCTCTTTGGTATGAACTCCGTGGGTCGTTCACCGTATACCGCTGACCAGAGTTCTCTCGCACAGGCAAATCCGACAATTGCGGTTCCAACAGTGCGGGCAGACAGACCTGTGCTCCCCCAGGACTTCCTGCAAAAGGAGGAGGATGTACTCAACTACAAAGAAAATGAGTACAATCTCTTCTGCTACAGTGCGGATCGTGATTGGACAGTCAATACAGGTGAGAGCCGCTACAACTTCAGTGTTCTCTTCAATCCTGGAAATGTGACAACAAATAATGGCGTGCGTGCAAATACATCGACGCAAGTGAAGTTCCGCAATATTGTACGTATTGAACTGGTGAAGGCGCTTGTACCTGTAGAGGGTATTGATGTACTGATTGATAGAGGTGCTACGAGTGGACCTGCTTATTATGATCAGACAATTGTCAATACGAATGTTCTGTCTTTTCCGTATTTGATGGTGCGTGTTCCTGAACTTGATACAAACAGCATCGGTACAAATCAGAATATTGACAGTGCATTCGGACTCATTCAGTATGATGCAAACTGGATTACGGATAATACAAATGTAGTTCAGCGTGGCGGATTCCTCGGCATGATTCCAAAGTTCATGAAGTGTCAGAAGACCTATTATCCTACACCACTTGCTACTCTTCAGAAACTCTCCATTCAACTTCAACGGCCCGATGGTTCACTTGTGAGCCCGCTCCTCGATACGCTTGATATTTCTGGGTTTGTACTCTCAAATAGTATTGCAACAATTACTCCACCTACAGTCTACCCTATTCCGAATACGGGAACGGTCTATGCCAAGAATGCAGCGGCTGCTGGACTCAGTCAATATATCTGGATTCAGACAAATACATGGTTCAACACATTTATGTTTAATCAGGGAGATCGTATTCAACTGAAGAATCTAGCCTTCACATCTACATTTACTGGAAATCAAGCAGTTGCACAGGATTTCATAAGTTATCTCACTCGAACTGAAGGACATCTTCTAGTGAATATTGCATATTACAATGGATCCGCTTATATCACAGGTACAAACTCAGTAGGCTATGCAAACTATATCATTATAGATGCTCGGTACAATGATCCTACAAAGGGTTATACCAGTGTGTCACCATTTGGTGGCGTTGCAAGTGACACCTTT